TCCGTAAAGTTGAAGTAAAGCCCTGCATCGATCTCTGCATCCGTCAGCAAGTTGATCATGGCCGACTGCTCGAATGACTCCCACCGCGGGGAGAGGCAATCTTCGCGGTGCGCGCGATTCATTTCCTCGGCGCTGGCAAACGTAGCGGTCTTGTCCGAGAATCCGACTTTAATCGGCAGCACGCCCATGAACGAGCAGATCTGCTCTACCTGCGTCTTCCTGGTCTCGTTGCTCTGTGCATCGACCGAGCTCATGGAGGTGTTGAGGAACTTGGCGCCGCGATCCAAGATCATCGGCTTGCCGACGTTCTGCATGCCGGCAAACTGCTTGCCGATCCATGTCGCGAGGTCGTCGTGCTGCTTTTTGTCCAAGGTCGAGTCAACCGAATAGACGCCCGAGTTCTGGATGCCGTTCTTGTGTAGTCGCGCAGCCGCCTCCTCGGTCGCCATCGCCAAGCCAATCGCTTCACGTGCCAGCTTAACTACGTCGAGACCGTGAAAACCGTCAATCGTCGGGCCGCGGAGGTGCCAAATCCGCCCCTTGTTGAGCGTGCGGAACGTCCCGTCTAGCCCCGTTACGTCGTACGTAATGCGGAGGTTCTCGTCGCGCTGCGGCGTTACATGACCAGGCGGGAGCGGGATGAGCTCCAGGATCTTGCCGGTAACACTTCGATTGATGAACACATAGGCGTTGCCGCACAACTCGATGTGCCACGCCAGCATTTGCCGGAATTCGAAGCTGGTTTGCCAGCCATTCGGCTTCAGGGAGAGTAGCCGGAACAGCGGGTGCGAAGTCGCAGCAGTGCGCGTCCGGCCGCTCTTCTGCATCAATTTGAAGGGCACTTGCGCCATGCCGTTGCCGATCACCCGGCAGCAGGCGAACACGGTCGCGACCTGGAGCGCGGTCCGCCAGTTGACGGCTTTTCCCGTCGCCGACTCCAGCGCGCCAATCCACTCCTGCCAGAACGGCTCGGTGAATGCCTGGTTGCGACGCCCTTTTTGGACAAAGAACGACATCAGCCCTCTTCCTTCTCGGCTGGGGCCCGGCGCGCAGCACACACGCCACCGACCAGAAGCAACATCCCAGCAACGATAAAGCCGGCAGCCGGGTGCAACAGACCAGCACCATAGGACAGCGCCCCGGCGCCGCTGACGATAAGGGCGTCGGGAATCATCTTGACCAGTTTTTTCATCAGGATTCCCAGAAAGATGCAGCCTCTTCTTGGCCGCTAATCGCGCGCGCAACGCCCATGATCGCCGCCACAGGGCCGTCGATCTTCTGTTCGTCACGTTCTTTGCGCGGGTAGATGTTGTCTTTTGCGTCGACCTTCGCCACGACGTTCGACATCATCCAGGCGAGCATTGGATTGCCATCGTGGTGGACACGCCCAGCCTTGATCGCACTCTCAAGCTCCTTCATTGGGAGCGAGAGGTTCTTAACGGTTTGGCCTAGTTCGACCGCGGTGATGCCACGTTTTGTCAAGCGCTGCTCGAGCTGCGCTGCGCGGTACGGGTCGAACACCACCTCATCCGGCCCGTACTCGCCCACCAGCGCCAGCATGTCTTCCTCGATCAGATCAAAATCGATCTCGGCGCCGTCATGCTGCTGCAGGAATCCTTCGATTACCCACTTTCGATAGGCGTTAGCATTTTTCTCCGCGTTCTCGATCGCAGCTTCTGGAAGGTAGTAGTCGCCGAATAGGTAAAAGTGTTGCTTGCCCTCGATCTCCCGGACGAACACCAACATCAGCACGCACACGTCGGATCGGCTGGCAAGGTCTAGCGTCAGGTAACAACGTTCGCCCTTAAATTGTTCGCGGCGCAGGGAGAGGTCAGCGCACTTTGCCCATTCGAGCATGTTCAGCCAGGCCGACTTCGCCGAACACCAGATGTTCAGGTGCTTCGTCTTAAAGCGAACCTGCTTCGAGGCACTCTGCATCGCCTGACGCTGCTGTGATAGCAGGAAGTCCTCGTCGACCGAGACGCCGAAGTTCGGATTTGCCTTACGCAGCACATCAGGCTTTGTCCAGTCGTCCTTCTCGTCGATTGTGTAGATCAGCGCGAATAGCTCTGGATCGTCCAGTGTACCTTCGAGCACCTTCTTTGCGTCGACCTCTTGCTCGTAGCATGGGCCGGCGATGTTGAAGCCGGCCGTGGTGATCATGAGCAGTAGCGGCTGCTCGCGCGCACCCATGCCGGTTTCCATCGTGTCGACCAGCTCGGACGAGTCGTGCTCGTGGTATTCGTCCACGATCGCGCAAGATGGTGACGCGCCGTCGCCAGGCTTGCCGATTACAGGCTCGAATCGCGAGCCATCTGCTGGCACGATCAGAGACTTCGCCCAGACCTCAGCACCCAACGCCTCCTGCAGCTCCGGTGTGCGCTCGAGCATCTGCTTAGCCGGCCGGAACACCTCCCAAGCCTGTGCTTCAGTGGTCGCGCCAGAGTAGACCTCGGCGCCGAACTCGCCATCGACGGAGAACATGTACAGGCCGATGCCCGAGCCGATGATCGACTTGCCATTTTTCCGTGGCACAGCGAAGTAGGCCCGGCGGTATCGCCGGCGGTCGTTCTTCTTGATCTTCCAACCGAACAGCGTCGTGAAGGCGAAGCACTGCCAAGGTTGCAGCTCGATGAGTTCGCGCTTGCGAGCCCACTTGCCTTTTGTATGAGGCATCAGCGACAGGAACGTGCAGACCTTGTTGGCCGCATCCTCGTCGAAGTAATACGGGAACGCCTTGCGGCGGCTAGCCTTCAGGTCGTCCAGGTGCTTCTTACACGCCAGCTTGACCCACTTGCAAGCGACGATTTTTCCTTTGACGACTGCTTGCGCGTACTCCTGTGCCTTGCCGACGAAATCGGCCGGCATAGTCAATGTGCCTTTTTAGATCCGCCCATCATGTCGGCGAACGGGTTCGAGGGAGTCTGCTTCTTGATCGAGACGCGCGACCGGTCGGCTGGCGTCATCCCGAGAACCGCCAGGGCGGTACGGATCTGTGCAATCTGCGCCGAGGTAACCTCGGCATCGTCTTGTTTGCGAAACTGCGCAATCAGGCGGGCGGCAAGTTCAACCGCCATCCGGTCGGTCGCCTGGAGCACGGTCGCCGGTAGCACGCCGACGATCTCGTTCCAAACAGCCTTTTGGTGCGCCTTGAAATATGTCGGCGGCCTGGGGTCAAACTCGCCAGCTTCAAAATCTTCGCGGCGGCGCGCAGGATCCTTGTCAAAAGCACCCCGCGCCTCCAGCACCGCCGAAGGGGTTCGGGGTTTGGGCATGCTGCAACCCTCCTACGGGCTCAAAGTCTGAATCGCGGAAATAAGAAAAAGACGGACTAGACGGTCTAGGGGTCAAAAAGCCCCAAGATTTACCCCGCCCGGGTACGCTCCGATGCCGTCTTTGCTTTGTGGCAAGCTGAGCACGCAGCCTGGAGGTTCGAGTCGGCCTCGATCTGCTCCGAAGTCCACCTCAGGGCACGCGCTTGGGCCTTGCTCACCTTGTGGTCAACCTCAGTTGCAACGAATCGGCAAGCCTGCCCTTTGATCTGGCAGAGACCGCAATCGCGGCTCAGGATGCGCTCGCGCGTCTGCTGCCAGGCATAGCCATAGCCGCGGGCGGTGCTGGACTTGTCACCGTTACTCCGCACCCAGCCGGATTCCTGCTTGGCGTGCTTCTCGCAGTACCCGGGCGCATCGATCAGGGCGCCGCATGCCACCTTTCGGCATATCGATTTTGGCCGAGGTGGCATGCGACTCCTTCGCGCTTCAATCACAACAGGGTCAAAATCTTATCCTGCTTGCTGAGGTTGTCTTTCGCCCACATGGGACGTAAATTCGAGAGCGCCCAGCAGGCCTTGAATCCAGGCTCATTGATGCTCGAGCACCTGAAATGCGACACTGGGATGATATGGTCGATGTGTATCTCGCCCGCCAACAGCCGCTCCCAGCTCATGCCCTTTGTGAACTGCCGCTCAATGTGAGCGACCAACTCTTGACGTGCGTACCCCAAGATCTGCTCAGTCGTTATGCTGGCCTTGTCGAGCACCATCCGGCGGAGCCGTGCTGACACCTTAGTGCGCAGGTTGAACTCTGGACTGGATCGGTAAAGCTCCCGGTGCCGAATTAGGGCGCGCAGATTGACAGCCTCACGACTCCTGCTCAGGTAGTTCCGCGCACGCTCAAGTACTCTCTCATGGTGGCGGTAGTAATAGGTGCGCGCCTGTGCAAGGTACTTCTTGGTGTCCTTGCGATACAGCTCTCGCGCCTTCTTCCTGCCGTACTCACGCGCATGGTCGATGTTCTTGTGGTACCAGGCTCTTACATGGTCGGTCGACTTGTAGCCAGCGGCTCGGTACGACTCGTTGTACTCTTTTACCTTGGCCTTGTTCGCATCACGCCAT